TTGAGAACTCCATACGATCCACAAGTTTTACGGCGCCATCATTTGTCTTGTCGATTGCAACAAAACCTTCACTGCCTGTGACTTTAAAACCGTTTCGAGTTCTCACAAAGGTGTCAAGTTCCTTGACCTTATCCAACTTTGCAATGATAAGAAGTTTAGCATCAACAATTGCGTTCTGTAGAGCAAAGACCAAATCCAAGTTCTTTTTATTGTCCTTTGAGAAGAACTTCATGACCTCATCGAGCTTTGCCTGTACTCCGGCCTTACCCTTTTCGGTCTTTCTCTTCTCCATTTCCTTACCAAACTTATTCCCAAACCAAAGGATTAAATCGTTGACGTGTTTCCCCGTGTTCTGTATCCTCTCCCCCCTCCGCACTAAGGAGTTGTTGAAGGTCTCGATGTATCCAGCGAGCTCGCTGTTTGATTGGAGTTGACGCAACGTAGTGCCCGCTATCTTTTGAAATATCTTTCCGGCTTTTGATAGTGCCTCCGTTACCTCTCTTGTTTCTGTGTCGGTGAGTGTTGCTGTTCCGCTTTGATCCTTGTAATCCGCGTCCTGATACCATATAGAAGTTTTTTTCTTAAGTTTACCGATGTCTACTCCGTATGATGCTTTCATTTCCTCAAAGGATTTTCCTGTGTAGGTTGTATGAAAGACCACACCTAAGTTTGCCTTCATTATGGTTTTTGCTAGGTCTGACTTGACGGGTACTGCATAGACGATTGTGTTTGGTTGGAATGTTACGTACTTCTCACCGTCGATATTCTCAACGCTAAGATCATTCTTTGTAAACATAATATCGCCTTGAATCACATCTTTAATTCCAAGATCTTTCAATTCATTGTACGCTGTTACGAGTTTATCCGCAAGATCTCCGGAAGTATCAGCACGAACATCGGCTTCTGACTTGTAGACCTTTGGATCCTTATTGAAAATTCCTTTCTTTGCAACGAAGAACTTACCATCACTTGGATCAGTTCCGGCAAAGACTGCGGGCGCTCCGTCCCACTTGACTGTTACATCGAAGCGACTCTTACCCTGTCCTGCCAACATATCGCGAAACGCACGAAGAGCAGCGATTGCATCTCTTGCACCAGTCACACCCCCGTAGATCACACGATCTTCGATGTGTGTCATGTGGACATTCTTGCCAGTCTTTGACTCGACTATAAACTCTTTGAATCCTATCATTTAAAAATCGCCTTAAACTTTGGTGTTGCAACTGCTTGGAATTGTGGGTTTGCAGTATAACTACCCTTATAACGAATCTCCAAGTCAATAATCTTTACACCATCAGTGAAAATAGAGAAAAATACCTTTGCAGCGCCGGCATCCTTTTCCCAGGCCTGTTTCTTGCCTGGTGTTGGTTTCATTTCAATCTTGGAGTCAAAAATTTTAGTCAAAGCAGAAATTGTTTGTGGTGTATCTTTTAGTTCTGCCTTCTCTACATTTATCTTTCCTTTTACAAACTTACCAATTCCCGTAAGAAGATAGAATTTAAATTCATTTGTGTTTTCGATATCTTTCATTTTTGTTCTGAAAAGAAGTTCGATAAACTGCTTAACAAAATCTTCAGAGTGTGCAACCAAAACTTGATACACTCGTCTAAAGAAAGAGTTCTTTCTATCTTTCAAATAAACACCCATCTGTTTTTGTGAAATATCACGAATCATCTTCCCCTTTTCTTTGTCAGATAATCCTTTGGGAGACTTCTTGTAATGTTTAAATAAAACATGATCAAAAAATCTCTGTTTACTTGCTTCAATTGATTCTACAGTCTTTTTACCTAGAATATCTTTTAGAATACCAACATCACCAGTAATTGGTTTGTTAATTAGTGTGGGATCAACATCAGACGACTTCCCCTTTTTCTTTAGGGAGAAGCCATGAAATACACCATCATTGTTTTTTACAACAATGTCAGAAGAATTATAGTCCTTTACACCACCAATCGGTGGGTTGTATTTTGAAATATCTTTATGCCAACCCTTACCAGTCCAGTACACTTTTACTGGATTCGGACAAACCTTTAAAATTGCATTTGATGAAGAAATAGCAGTCGCAAGATCATTAAAATTACCGTTAAATTGGTCTACAAGTTCTGGCCTTGATGTTGCACCTTCAATTTTATCGAAAACTTCTTTTGCTCCTTCAATCATCTCAACCGCTTCGATCTCTGAGATTGAACCACCAGTAACTCTATTTAAAACAAGAGCAGCAACCATCATCTCTTGTGTGTTCTCATTAATCTTGACTCCATCCTTACCGATAGAACCTTGACCAAATGTCACCCCACCTAATTCTGGTGTATTATTCTTTATCCATTGTCTAATCTCGTTTTGCGTATCTTGGTTTTTAGCGCCTCGAATCTTAATCTTATTCGCGCCACCAGCAACAGGGATATCATCTAGGCCTAGAGACACAAGGTGAGAAATTAGTTTTTTAAGGGCATTCTTGTCTTGCTTGGTATCGAAACCATCTACATCTTCGGGTGAAGAAATAGGAACATTAAAGGCCTCTGATATTGATAAAAATTCTTTAAACTTTAACATAGATCCCATGAATTAGATAATGTATCTATTTATAAGATTAACTAATTTAAATGAAACCCTTTGCCCACTTTTCGTGAGTGTAATCAAATTCCTCCATGTATCTCACATAGAGACCAGTTTCTCGACCAGCCGCCTCGATCTCCCATGGCCAATCGTAATAGTGAAACTTGTTGCAATCAAATTCTTCGCCTTTCCAAAAGACGGTATCCAGAGATAATCGAGAATCTTTCATTTCTCCGGTGGCGTATTGTTTGACATGAACCATCTCATGAGCCAAGGTCTCAATCAAAGACGCAAGACCATTGCTTGAGTCCAGACGAATCGTAAACTCTCTTGGTTTGTTTCGACGATCTTCCCAGATGCAGTCTCCTTCTGTCTCCTCTTTGTGCTTGAGTCGATGGATCAATTCAATGTTCAGAACAAGACTTGGTAACTTTCTTTTGAAGAGAAGCTTCTCGAAGAAGTAGGCAGCTCGTTCAACATGTTCCCTTTTTGTCTCGGTAGAACCTTCTATTTCAACTATCATCTTACCTCATTATGAACTAAGAACTCTCAAAGTCAACACCTAATCGTGTAAAAAAGATGTAAAAGTGGATATTTGTCCAGTTTTTGCACCTAAAAACTGGACTTTAGATCTTGAACGAACTGAAATCGTGAGATGAACTCTTATCGGAAGTCGTCGAATCGTCTGATGTAAGAGTTTGAGCGGAATCTTCCACGTCGTACAACCTCATCTTTGACCGATCAATTCCCACCACAAATCTCTTGTTTTGAGTTGGATCGTTGTACCGATTCTTGAGTTGTTTGATCATCAGTTGATTGAGACCTTCGAGTTTCTCCGTAGAGATCAGAGCGAACATCAAGTCGGCCGTTGCAGGAAGACCAAATGACTCGGAAGTATCGGTGAGCTCGACATCAGTATTACCAAATCCGGATCGTGTTACCTGAGTCGCAGACCAGATCGGAACATTGAATTCAACCGCCAATCCTCTCAACTCCTCGGCAATCGCCTTAATGTAGGAGTAAGTATTGACTGATCCACCGAGACCCTTCATTCGCGAACTAGCACAAATGTTGAGATAGTCGATGTAGATTGAATCCGGAGCAAAGTCCTTTTTCATTCTCAACTCATCGAGAAGAGCACGAAAGTGACCGACATGAGCAGTTGCAGTTGGATACTCCTTAATGATCAATTTTCCCTGAGTCTTCTCTTGAATCTTCGAAACCTTAGTCTTGAAAGTGTCTCTTGGAAGATTCTCAATCTGATCTATCTGAACATCCAGAAGATTTGCATCGATACGTTCCGCGATCTTTTCTTCGGCCATTTCCAAAGTGATGTAGAGAACATTCTTACCCTGTCGAAGATTGTCGGCAGCAAAGTGACACATCGCCAAACTCTTACCAACACCCGTTCCGGCAAGAACAATGTTGAGAGTCTTTCGCGATACTCCACCCTT